GTGCAAGGGCTAATGATCCGGAACTTGAAACTGTTGCAGTTCCAGCAGTAATAGTGCAAACACCTGCACCGATATTATGAATCCATAAAGTATCGCCTGCTGCAAAGATTCCGGTATTAACTGTAATAGTGGTCGCAGTTGCCTTGTTCATTACTACTCGATCGCCTAAATCGGCAATAGTTAAAGTGCGTGAGTCGGTGTAGTTATTAACTGTTTGATTATAATCGTTAGCCTGTAAGGCTGTCACTTGTGAAGCAGTAAGAACTTGACCTGCTGTGAAAGTTTGTAAGGCCACTATTCTCCTAAAAACCTAAGTTGCTTGTGTCTAGAATACCAAATACATTGTCATCTAGAATAAAGTTTGCGTAATCTAATGTACTTAGTCCTATTGTAACCCTATGTGAGATGGAATTTGTTCGATGTTGAATTCCGGTTATTAGAGCGTATTTGTCGATACTTGAACCAATTCCGTTAGGTCGGAATTTGATTCTTACTACATCGGTTAATTCTAAGGCTAAAACCTGATTTTGTTGGATAGTAGGTAAATTGGCTAATTCGATCTCTAATGCTTCGAACCTATATTCCGGTTCTGAGTATTTAGAAAGAAGATAATTAGCCAAACTTAAAGAATCGGCATCAGAATTTAAAAGCAGGTCTGTTTGATCTAAGGTAGAAATGCCGTACTGGTTTTGTGAATCAGTATCGTTTGCTGTTTGAGGAGTTCCGTTAAGTCTTGTAACTGTTATCTTGTTATACAGTTGTTCTGATCCGTAAACAACTTGCAAAGAGTTGAAAGAAATTCCTGTTCCGTCATCGGCAAAAAGTTTTACAGCAGTAGATGAAATATCTTGTGTTCGTTGTTGAAAATTAAAATAACCATCTTTACCGATAAAAATAAATCCAGGTTCAGAAAAAGCAACAGTTTGCAAGTAATCTAAAGCATTAGTTCCTTGATCTACAACATCGGCTTGAAAAGTTGTTAATCCGGTTTCAACATTTCTAAGGCTTGACGGCCAATCTACTTCAGATCTATTTAAAACAGCATTAACTCTTGCTCCTGATAGTTGAGAAGTTGCTGTATGTGAAGATAAAAATTGTGTTGCTAGAAGAGTAAAACCATCGGAAGCGATCGCTGTAGCAGTATTATCACCGGTTGGAGAATAATCTAAATTCCAATCGTCGATTACACCAAAAAATACTGCTGTTCCGTTAGATTTAACTCTTATTTCTCTATGGGGAATTATTTGTCCGGCGTAAGGGCTTGAGAGATAAAGAGGATCAAAAGTTCTTGCTCGATTATCTAAAAGAACATCTAGTTGTCCTGCGTTAAATCTGTCTAATTCTCTAGACTTACCTCGATTAACTTGCACGCCTAAAAGAAATTGTGAAACATCGTAAAAGAAAGTTCCACCTAAAGTAAAATCTGTGTTATCTAAAACACCTTGCACAGAATCGTCTAAAGTAAAAAATGGTCCACCTTGACCAGTTAGATCGAAACCAATTTCAACTGTTGTATTTGGTACAGCCATTTAAGCACTCGCAAAAACTGGTCCGGAAGTTCTTTCAAATTTCTTAATTGCGTCTACGATTTCTCTTCCGACTTGAGCGCCGTTAGTTCCTATTCCAGCATTAACAGTTATGTTATAAGTTGTTCCCATTTTTACTGAGTTAGCACCCGATAAAGGAATTACTGCTTCTGGTCCGGCTTCACCGATAAGAGCGTTAGTTGGTCCCATAACAACTCCTCCGTCAGCGAGACGAATTCTTCCCATCGCTGCGGCCATCGCTGTGTAACTTCTTGAAACAACATCAGATTTAGCGCCTCCTGCGGCTTTAACAATTTTTTCAGTTTTTGTTAAAACAGATGGAGGAGGATTTTTAATATCTTGTAATGGTTTCTTTTCATCGACGGCTGGTTTTTGAACCGGAGGAATTAAGGATACCGATCCTAAAGATGCGGCAAGTGAAGCAATTTCGGCTGCAGCATCAGTTATGGCTTGCTTAATACCATCTACTAATGCTTGTCCTTGAGTTAATCCTGCATCGTAAAATAACTTTGCGCCTTGAGTTCCTACAACGTTAGCAACACTTTCAACAGAAGCAACTAAAGTATTAACTTTTTGTACAACTGTAGAACCACCTGCAATAATCTGATCAGCAATAGCGATACCGGTTTCTGCTCCGGCGTCTAAAACTTCCTTTAACGCCTTTTCGGATAAACCGATTTCTAAAAGTTTTTTTATTCTGTCAGAAAACTTTATGGCTGTATCTGCTTGCGCTTCTAAACCTGCAATAAAGTCTTGATTTTCAATAGCAGTAGCAAAATCTATTGGAGCAGTAATTGATCCTGAAATAGCATCTCTAAATTGATTGAAAGATTCTCTGGCGCTTTCAAGTTGTGATTCTGCTAAACTTAAAGCCGAACCTAGTTCATCTTTTATAACACCGGATAATTCCCCGAAACGATCTGCTGTACTTTCTGTAATTCCCTTTAAGCCAGTAAATTCTTTCTTTAGACTTTCGACAGAATCTTTAGCCGTATTCATAGAACCTTGTATGGTTTTAGGGCTAGTTCCGCCTACGAAAGAAGCAAAATCTTCTGAGGTTTTATTTAAACGTTTCTGTTGTGTTTCAAGATCTTTTAATACACGTTCACGTTCTCTTGTCGCTTCGGTTGCTCTTTTTTCGGCTTCGGCTTCTGCTGATTTTCTTGCTTCTTCATCTATTGATATTTGATCTAGAATTTTTTTATTCTCGCGAGCAATACGCGCTTGATGTCCAGTTGTATATTTTGGAACAAATTCAGCATTTCGAGATGCTTCACCAACGCCATTTAAATAATTTGTTAAATCAATTAAGGGACCAAATAATAAATCAATAGCATTTGGAAGTGCGTATGTCCAACTGAAAGTTTTACCTGCAGCAGATGATTCTTCTGCAAGATCAATTAAAGTTGCTGTAACTTCGCCAGCACCCCTAGCAACGTCACCAAAATATTCACCTAAAGTTGCAGTTTGTTCTGCTAATCCTGAAGCATCATTTCCAATTGCTTTTGAAACATTATCGATAGCATCTAATAATCCGTAACCAAACGCCTCTTTCGCTTCATCTACACCACGTTTTAAAATTTCTAATCTACCGGCATAAGTATTTGCGGCAACACTTGATTGACCACTAAACTTTTGATTTAAAACACCTTGAATCTTGTCAAGATCTCCGGTTGCTAAAATAGTTTTATCTAAACCAACACCTAAACGACTTAATGCAGTTGTTTGCCCTCCGGCTGCCTTTGATAAGGCGACCGAGACACTTTCTAAATCTTTTCCTGTACCGGCAGAAACATCAAGGGCAGTTGTTAAAAGGGATTGCGCTTCGGTAACTGATCCGGTTGCTAAAACTAATCTGTTTAATGCTGGTCTAAGTTCATCATCGGCTATGCCGGTTGTGAACATTAATTTATCTATAAATTGATTTACTGAATCAGATCTAAAACCCTCTCCTACGTTTGTTAAAGTTTTGTTAAGCATTGACAATGATTTCTCATCTGCTAATGCGGCTTTAACTCCGTCTACCCCAATTTTTACAGCGAAAGCACCTGCGGCTACTGCGGCTGTTGCTGCAGCACCACCAGCAAGTTTCATAGCAAGTTGTTGTTTTTTAGCACCGGTAACATTTGCATCTGTTAATGCGGAGAAAGATTTTCTTGCGTTGTTTAATCCTCTAGGATCGAACGTAGAGATAATGCTGGCAATAATGGCCATTATTTATCACCTCTCACTTTTGCTTGTCGAGTGTTAAATTCTTCTTCTGTTCTTATTATCGCATCTTTGACACCATCTTGAACTTCTTTTAAATTCTTATCTACGGCTTTAAACAAAGATCTCATCGGTCTACCGAATCCTTTAGATTCTAATGCTTTAGCAAATTTATTATTAGATTTAGTTCCAGCGTACTCGAAAACCATTGCCGCACCATTAGATTGAACAACGGATAACAAATTCGTGTAAAAGTTTTTACCTTTATTTTTTCCTTTTGGTCCTACCTGAGCGCGAACACCTTTCTTAGCAGAGGCTTCGTGATAAACAGGGAAACCCCAAGATCCTGATTGTTTAGGTTTCCATCTTTCGTTTGCTCCGATATTGACCCCACTAGAAGTATTCTTTCCACCCCAACCTGAAAGCGTACTTGTTTGTGTAGGAAGAAAAAACTGTGCATCTTTAACAATAGGTTGCGCAATTTTAGTCATCTCTCTAAAAAGACTTTTCTTTAAATCAATTTGCTCATATTTTTTAAAATCCTCTAATAACTCGAATACACCCTCTAATTTAATATTTCCGTTGGCATCTGATCCGACTTCTTTAATTGCCATTAACTTTTTACTTTCTAGGTTTATTGATTTCGGTAACACGCCAGCGCAAATAGCGTTCCATTGTTCTTACAATTCTAGGCGATAAAGAAATAATTTGTTCTGGACTAATGTGAAACTCGTAAGCCAGATGAATTAAGCGCCAGTGGGCGCTTTGCTCTCCAGGGGGTCTATGTCTTCGACCTCATTGCCTACAACAAATCCACATTGAGCAATATCGTTGCACCAATCTTCGAAAGAAAGTTTTGTTTTCTGATCTCGTGATTCGGCGTGCCAAGATAACCAAGTTAAATGTTTTAATCTTGATTTTTTAGGGTCTAAAACTATTGTAAATGCTTGATCGAATTCATCTTCAAAAGCAATAAAATCTGCCCACTCTGCTTTAACATCGCGAGTAGATTCATTTTTTGAAGTGATGCGCAGGTTAAGAAACACTTTTTATCCTTTGTTATTAAGCAGAAGTTCCTCTTGTAACTGTACCGGAAGTTGGCCAAGTTACAGAAAGGGTTGCAATATCGCCAACGCTGGAAGCAAATGGAGAATATTGTGTTACTAAACAAACTGCTGTGTAAGCAGGATTAGTTGTACCAATAGCACTTGAAGTTGGTTTAATAACGACAGTTGCGTTTGATCCAAATAGGGGATATAAAGTTGCATCAACGGAAGAAGCACCAAAGTCTTGCATAAAGTTTAAAGTTAAAGATCCGGACTTTAAACCAGCAATTCTGGTTCTCCACTCGCCACCGAAAGCAGTGGTTTCGAGATCATCTGCTGTAAGTGCTAATTCTACAGAATTAAGACTTGTAGCAAAAGAACTTCCATTAATGGTAATCGCATAATCGGTTGCTGCGAATTTCGGCATAATGTTTTTTCTCTTTCTCTTTCTTACGCGTAAGTGAGAACTACGAACTCACAACCTAAGTATGTCACATCTCCGATAGGAATTTGTCCATAGTTCCGCATTTCGATTACGCGACAATCGAAAACGCTTCCTCCAAGTGTTTTATCACCCTCTATTGCGGCTTTGATACTTGAAGAACCTGTTGTTGCGCAATAAGCATCTAAAGCGTTCTGTGCTTGTTTTTCGGCAACTCTTGAAACGATAAGAATAATTCTAAAAGTTGTTGTATCCATACCCCGACCAAAAGTGTCATCGTATCTAGTGTTGTCTGGAATTATTACGGCTATTGGTGGATTAGGGTTATCTGGTTGTGTAGAAGAAGTTCTTAATCCTGAAATTGTTGCTAATCGCGTTGCTAATCCGGCGCGAATATTCGTTATGCTAGCCAACGTTTCGAACTTTTCTGTAAGTTCCGATTAGTTGTGCAACATCGGGATCAAGATCACGAGTTACGCGCATAACTCCCATATCGCCGAAACCGGCAACACCAAGAGGTGAATCTAAACGTTTGTAAATTCTTGAAGATTGAATTACACATGCTTGAGTTACGGCAATAGGAACTGAAGTCCAGCCCCAAACTCCGGTTATCTTTGCTAGTGCTTCACCATTTAAGATCGGCCATAGGTAATCTCCGATTGCACGAATTCTTGTATATGGCCAAGCAATTCCATCTGAGTTTCCGTTTAAAGGTTCTAATTGGTAATCGTCAGTTGCCCAAGTTACGTCGTACACACCATCAGCGTTATTTGCTGTTTGTAAAGTTATAGCAGTTCCGGCTAGATCATCTATTAATAAAACAAAATCATCATCGGGCGCGAAGTATCTTGTTGCCGTTCCTGCGTTATAAAAATTTCTACCGGTGTTGCCGTCGATCGCTCTAGATGCCGCCTCGATCGCAATTTCTAATAAAGCATCTTCGGTTGAATCGGTAATTCTAAGTGCGGCTTTAACTTGATTTAAAGTTGCGTAGCCGTTTGTTATT